TAAAACGCCTCCAGAAGCCGTTGTAAAGCTTGAAATGCCCTGTCTATGGGTATGACCACAGACTACTGACAAACCATGCCTCTTAGCCGATTCTAGGGCCGTTAAACCCCCTTGTGGCTTGATGCTCTGCTCATCGCCATGAACCATCACCCAGCCATCGTGGAACTGGTATGGCTTGCTATGGTATGTAATGCCTAAATCATCTAGGTGCAAGAACTTCTCTATGGTCAATTCAGGAAGACCAATAAGGCCAGGCAGGCGCTTGCTTAGTGAGTTGTAAAGTCTTGCTCCATGATTGCTTCTGCTGAGATGTCTAACTTGGAGCTCGGCAAGAACTCGCACAGTTTCATCACGATCTCTACCAATGCTTCCCGACCACTCATCCCGACCTGTTGACCAGCGGCTAATTGTTTGGAAGTCAATTTCATCGCCCACACATAGAACGTCATCAGGCTTGTATTTTCTGATGAATTGGGCAACATTTTTAACAGCTTTCTTATCGTGGAATGGAACTTGTAGATCGGAGATAACTACAATTCGCTTAATCGTCATCCTCATCTTCATCATCTTTATACGGCGAATGATTAGGATTCTGTATTACCCAATCGGGCAAGCGCAACTGTTCTTCAATATACCAGCGCGCCCTATCTTCGCCATATCCAGCACGAACTAATGCCTCAAAACATTCAACAATTGATGCAGCCCAAATATCAATGGGTCGCAAAATGTCTGTTGTTGTCTTGCGCGCAGCCGCTTCCTTGCGCTTGCGTTTAGCGGCTTGTTCGCTTTTTGATATTCTTCTTGCGCTCATGAGTAAGCAATTCTAGAACCATTGATTCAAGTTTATCTATGCGCGACACGATATTTGATGCCTCAAGTATTGAAGGCACTTCATGTCGGATAATGTATCTGAGCCCACCGACAATGAGCGCACAGCAGGAAAGGATGGCAGCTACAAAGCCTGCCCATTCAGCCGGGCTCAACGCCGACCAAACGCCGTATCGTTAGGGTTTAACCAACGAAGAATTACTGGAAGGCTCGCCACTAACGCTGCATTTACAATTGCAGGTGCATCCCAACCTACTGCCAAATAAGTTGCTATTCCGGCGGCTAAGAAGCTTCTTGCCCAACTTGCTGCTACTGCCTTTGCTTGCTCCATTTAAGGGCTCTCCTGTCAATATAGGGATTTGAAACATACTGCCATCTGAATCGCCCTTAGCAGTAAAGCTAATATGAATGTGTGTCTTATGTGGATTTATGCCTGTGTATTTTCTCCACTTGTAGTTTTTCTTCCAACTGGCAATTTTGCCGTTGAAGATAATGTAGCTGATTCTCTTATCAGTTCTGGCAAGTAGCCGTAACTGATCCGCCAAATCAAATGCTTCGGCTGGGTTGGATTGCAGATTAGCGTTAATGTCAATGGCACGAACAATGCCTTCAGCAGTTGGATTGTGATCGGACTTACGCGCTGCATGACGTTGATCACCGAGCCACCCCTCTGGTGCAGTTCTACTTCTATCGGGGAAAGCATCATCTATCTGCTCGCGTAATTGCTGACCAGCTTTGCACAGTTTAGGCATTATCTTTATATATTGTGCTACGAAAGTAAGAGTTGAGCTTCTTCGGCAGTAATGCCAAGGCGCTCTAGTAAAGCAGCCTTATCAGATGCAGCTTGCGCTTCTGCCTCTGCTTTAGCCTCGGCCTCTGCTTTGTCTGCTTCCCATTGTGATAATTCATCGGCAGTCATATCTCGTTCAATGACTTCGCCTGTTTCTACGTTATGTATTTTTATAGTTGGCATTTTAAGACACTCCGTAAAGTATGTAGGTTCCAGCGTTCCAAGTTTGTCCACCTGTCCAAATTAAATTAATTTCAGTAATTGCGCTCGTAATTCTGGCTAATCCCCAGTTGGCTTGCCCATAGATATTAGTTCCAGTATTTTTGCTAAAGTTGCGAGATTCAATCATTTTGAATGTGGATGTATTTGCATAGTCGGTAAAAACAATTTTAATAATTCCGTCTGCAACATTCTCGTGATAGCCCATACCAAAAGAAGTGGCTGTTGCTGCAACATCAGCTCCAGCACTAGTAAAAGTAATTGAGCCGTAAACGCCAGAAGTATCACCATTTATTCTTACCGCAGGTGTGCCATCGCTGCTAGAATTGCCAGGATCGCGGATAATCAATTCAAGATTTTTATAGCTACCGCTAATTGAAGTTATTGAAGTTGTTGTGCCAGACATAGAACCCGTTGCAAGTTGTGTCATACCGCCACCAGCAGCAGGTGTTTTCCATTCAGGGGCAGTCGCGCCAGAATTGACTGTGAGAACTTGATTAGCAGTTCCAATGCCAAGTCTTGCTACTGTGTCTGCTGCTGTTCCGTAAAGTATATCGCCAGCAGTAGTAATAAGATCAGTTGAGCTATTTGTAATAACTGGAATTGGCCCAGTTCCGCTTGCAATTGATATTCCTACGCCTGCTTGAACTTCAGTAATATCACCAGCATTACCAACATTAACCCAAGATGTGCCATTGTAAACTTCAACCGCGTTAGTGTCTTGCAGATAAGACATCATGCCTTCAGCTAACACGCCGCTTAATGCAGTTGTGCGAGCAGTAGAGCTGGCAAACACCATAACTGTTTGCTCTTGTAAATACGTATTAACCTGAGCTGCCGTTAACACATCGCCTGTGTTAAAGAGCTTATATCCTGCGCCTGCCATTTGTTCTCCTTAGTAGCTCAGCACGTCTTCACCTAGTATACCCGATACATCGGAATCTAGGACAAAGCCTGCTAATAGTGGTTCGGTGGTGTATAGGGTAGTCATCCAGGATGACTTGGTAATGTCGTGATGGATAGCATTTACCAGGCTTGATTGCACCACGCTAGTTGAGCCTGGGGTGGTTTTAGTAACTGTTACTCCATCAAGCAATTCTATGTCTACCCCTGCCAATGGCTTATTGGGGTTGGCATCATCATAAAGGTTAAGCTGAATGCTATCTATGCGTATCTCTGGGTCTTTGCGTGTGGCAAGTATTCCTTCGGCTTGATCTAGTGCTTCAGCATCGGTCTGCACCAATATGCCTGAGCGTTGACCTGAATGTAAGAAATACTTATCAATGGAATCTTGGTCAAAGGCATTCTGAGCTGTGCCACCTAAGCGTGTAATGGTTACATCATTTATCAAGTTTGTATCATCAAAGGCAACTACGGCATTGGTGTATGAAATGTCCGTGCCTTGATCGCTAAACTCATATACCGGGAACGCTGGTGTGGCTATAAGGGCATTACGGCTTACAAAATCAACCTTGCCATTGGCATCTAGGAAGATGCCGCCAAACTCGCTTTGTTCCACGTTAAAGAGCGCCTGAAGGGCATCCCTGTCTGTGCCTGGGTCTGCCTGAAGGGTTGAATCGCCTGTGTCTACGTTACGCAAGCTTAAAGGCCATTCAATCTCATCTAGGATGGCATTTACTCTATCCCCTGAAGTTTGCACCCCTGAGCCTGTAACAGTTGTTATGCCTGAACCTGCAAGCAACTTAAAGCCATCTACGCAGCGCAAGGTAACTGTGCTTAGCTCATCGTTACCTTGTCTAAAACCTGTGTCGTAAGTGTTAATGAATCCTGAGAACAAAAAGTAATCTTGGGTGTTGTAGGTGGCATAGATAATAATTTGTCTTAGCGGAACAAGGTTTGGATAGTAGATACTGGCTGGGTTAGTAGGATTCCAATCACCCGTTTGATCATAAAGCGTTACATTGGCTGTGCCAGCTTCAAACTGGGATGTTAAACGATTGCGCCCACGCCTAATAGAAACTCTAGTTACTAGATCTGTTATCTCAATTGGCAACGTGCCTGAGCCAAGGGTGTTTGTGCCTAATATGCCTTCAGTTGCGCTATCTAGGATTAGTGGGTTAATTTCAAAAGCGGTATCACTATCAAAGTCAACAAAGACACGCAGCGTAGGTGCTGGCATTAAATCGCCCTACTGCTTAACAATAGGTTCTTGCCTGTTCTCTGATAGTTGTATTGAATGTCGGTGATGACCTCAGCCAAATCCTCAGCAGATGTTACGTTGCCTTCCACATTAACATTTATCTCAACGTTTGGAATAATGCCAGCATAGAACGCGGCATCCATAGATTGATTCAGATACTCATTGGCTAAGGCTTCTTCGGCTAAGGCTGTTGCATAATCTGCTACTGCTATGGTTTCTGTTAATAATTCTGCTGCTCTTGCTGCTTCTGCTGCTGCTCGCGCCCCTTCTACGGCTGCTGCTCTTTCTTCAGCAGTTTTTGCTTCAGCTAAAGCTTTTGCAGCTTGTGCTGCTGCCTCTGCTGCTTCTCTAGTAGCACGTTCGGCTTCTTCTCTTGTTTGACCAGCAGCTACTGCGTAGGCTGCTGCCTTGTCAGTTTTAGCATCCAAAACATTTTGGTTTGCTTTTGCTCGGCCTGCTGCAATACCAGTTGTAAGTTCATTTAATAATAATTGCTGCTTGGCTAATGTGTCGTATAAATCTTTAAGGTTTTGCTTGGCTGAAGCAAAGTATTCAGGCCACTTGGAAAATGGGTTGCCTGCCTCTAAATCTAATAATGATTCGGCTAGTGCCTCGGTTTCGGTTCTGACCTTGTTTAATTCATCAAGTAATTTTTCGGCTTTGTCAACATCTTTTTCAGCAATTGCCTGTTTAATATCTTCAATCAACATCAATTCTTCAACGCGTTTGCGTTCTTCATCTGTTAATTTGCCTTGCAAAGCAGCAGCCAATTGGATTCTTGTTAAATCAAAACGTGCTTCTTTTTGAATCAACATTAAACTGATCTGCTTCAAACGATTTAGTTTGGCTTGCTCTTTTGCTTGTTTGTTCCTAAGAGCTTCTAATTCCTTTTGGCGCTTAATAGCAGCTTCTTCAATTGCAGCTAGGCGCTTATCAACGCCAGGCTGTCCAATGCCGCCAACTGGGAAAAATAATGGTTTATTTTGCTTGCCAAGTGTTTCAAATATATCTAAGTAAGCACCAATGACGGGTATATTGCTCTTATCAAATATAGAAGTAATAAAAGGTATTCTGTTTTGGACTTCATCAATAGCAACACCAACGCCACGGATGACATCAGCAGCCACAACGCCAAACTTTTCCATGGCAGATGTCGCGCCTGCAATACCATTCTCACCTGACAACAAGGTAAAGGCATCTACCAAGCCTGAGCCAATAGTGGTTTGCATCCGCTCATAACTTGCTTCTAGCAAACTAACCTTGCCAGCGTAAGTATCTAAGAAGCCTGCTCTTTGACCGCTAAATTGATTGTTTAATAATTCCTGTATTTCGTTGAAGGATTTAGCTTTTAATTCTGACTTGCTAAGCCCTAACTCATACTTGGCTAAACTTGCGTTGTTGCCAAGAAAAGATTTACTTAAATCATTGATAACAGTTTGAAGATCAACGCCTGTTCCTGTTGAAACATCAATTGCTGTGTTGAGAATGTCTTGCGACATGGCAACAGATCGCGTAGTTGAAGCAAGGGTTTGGAAAGCAGGTCTTAATTGACCCTTAGTTATACCACTAAACTTTTCTAGATTCTCTAAATAATTTTCTATTTCAGGTGTTGCAAAACCTAGGTTCACACCATTTAATGCTGATTCAAAACGCCTAGCCGCTACTTCATCATCAGAAAAAGCTTTAAGTGCTGCTTTACCAAACTGCACAACTTCGCGGACAGAGAAAACTGCCACTACTGTTTTAGCTAATGACTTAAACTTCTTTTCTAAAGAACTTGTGGCTTTCTCGGCATCTTGAAAACCCTTTTTCTTTAGTTCGCCTGCAATAATGATTTTAATATCAGATTCAGTTAATGCCATTATGCAGCCTTCCTATCGCTCAAAATACGATTAGCTAGATTTCTCTTTGCCTTCTCAATTGAAATTAACGTAGCATTCAAAGCTCTGCCTTGATTGCGAGCATAAGCAGCATAAAGTAAACGGCCTGTTGACTTGCGCCCTCTGCCAGAATAATCAACAAGACCACCAATGCCATTCATAGCACCAATAAATCTTTCGCCTGCATTTGGATTATTGGAAGCAGCTCTAGGGTTTGGAGCACCTGCACGGCCTGCCGTTTCTATAATTGCGCCTGTGCGAGATTTGTTAAACAAAGTAAACAAAGATACAAAGCCAGAGTTTTGCATTCGGCTAGTAGCAACTGAATAAGTCAAACCTCTACGAATAATGGTTTGATTGTAAGATGGAAACGCCTCTTTTTTGCCAGGCACTCTAGGTTTACGTTCATACCCAGGATCATTCCAGTTAATCAAACCGCCGGGCGCTGTGCCTGGAACTTTAGACCTAGCATCTTTAACAATTGGCTTAAGAGCGTTACGGATTTCTTTATCCATTTCCTTCTTAATATCAGGAGCGAGTTGTCTTAACGCTTTCTTAAGACCTACGACCCCTTCTATTATGACTGGCATTTTTCCTATCTTCCGCTTGTTTCTTCAGCACTTCTTGAATGGCTTTTAACATGCTGCTATCCATGTTAATAAACTCGCTAGGCGCAATTCCTGTGTGAACAGATAGCTGGGCTATTCTGTAAGTAAAGGAATCACGCGTTAGCCATTTGGGGAATCATCACCAAGAACTTCAACAGCCTTCAAAGTGCTTAGGAACTTATCCCCAAATGGAAATACGTCTGGCGCATCTGCTCTACGCAGACACTCCCAAGCAAGCCAATAGATGTGAGTTTGTAATTGTTGCTCACGAAAGGCACGATAAAATCCTACCTTTGCATATTGCTCAAAAGCATACTCAATAGCAGGTGTTATCTCATGGATACTTTCCGTGCCATCTGCCCTTACAACTTTAAGACTTGCCATTTTTGCCCCTTTGTTAAATTAGAACGTGCCTGAGTCGGCTACTGTTACAACTGAGTTTACAGTAAAAGTAATGTCTTGTGTGGACATATCGCCAACAGCGCCGTTAATGGGTGTTAGATTGTTTACCAAAATATCACCAGTAAATAGCTTGTTGGTTGCTGATACTGCTGTGCCTTTATCTTGCAATAGTTTCCAAGCAACAGTTGTGCCATACGCATCTGACAATGTATCTAGAACTGAAGTGGCTGCCTGATCATTTAGGAATGACACAGTAAGGGTTGCTGTTTCTAGACCTTTTACAAACTTCTCTGAAGCATCACCCATCGCTGTAACAGGAAGCTCTGCAAAAGATTGATTAAGTGTTACGGATGTTACATGGTCGCTGAGATCAATCGCGTTGATTTTCAATCCGACCTTAT